GGGACGTGGGGAGGCGCGGACAACCGCGTGAAGAAGAAGTGAAGGGCGGCCTGGGCAAGTGGTTCGGGGAGAAGTGGGTTGACGTGAAGACGGGCAAGGAGTGTGGCCGCAGCGGTGCCGAGAAGGGCAAGCGCGGTTACCCTGCCTGCCGGCCCGCCGCTGCTGCCGCCCGCATGACCCCCGCGCAGAAGGCTACGATGGCCAAGAAGAAGACCGGGCCCGCGCGCAAGAGTTGGCCCATTAGCCCCTCGGGGAGAAGGAAGGATTAAGATGGCTGAGAAGTGGATCCAGAAGGCAGTGAAGAAGCCGGGCGCGCTGCGTCAGGCGCTGGGTGCCAAGGAGGGTGAGCCCATCCCCGCCGGCAAGCTGGCCAAGGCGGCGAAGGCTCCGGGCAAGATGGGCCAGCGGGCTCGCCTCGCCCAGACCCTCAAGGGCTTCAAGAAGTAATGAGAGATGGAAGCGCTGGAGGCTGTGCTGAGGCTTTGGCCCCTGGCCATCGGCTTCATCACGCTGGTAATCGTTCTCGCTAAGTTGGACCAGAGGGTGCTGGTGATCGAAGAAAAGGTCAAGGCACTCTTCGATCTCTGGAACAAGAAGGGTTGACCATGGATTTCATGAAGGTCATCGGGGCCGTTGCCCCTACGCTGGCCACCGCCATGGGCGGACCCCTCGCGGGCATGGCCGTCACCGCTATCGCGGGGGCCCTCGGGCTGCCTGTGGATGCCAACAAGGATGACCTGGCCAAGGCCGTGGCGGGGGCTACCCCCGAGCAACTGGTGGCCCTGAAGAAGGTGGACAACGACTTCGCCGTGAGGATGAAGGAGCTGGACATCGACCTCGAGAAGATTGCGGCGGGGGACAGGGATAGCGCTCGGCGTCGTGAGGCCAGCGTCAAGGACTTCATGCCCCGCCTCCTCGCCTTCCTGGTGGTGGGTGGGTTCATGGGCACGGTCTTCGCCGTCCTCCTGGGCTACGTGGATGGCATGAAGGATCCCATGATGGCCACCACGGTGGGAACCCTCATCGGCTTCGTGTCGGCAAAAGCGGAGCAGGTCATCGCCTACTACTTCGGCAGCAGTAATAGCAGCCAGCAGAAGACTGCCCTCTTGGCGGAGAAGAAATGATGAAGGACAACTTCGATAGGTGCCTCGCTGAGGTGCTGCGCCACGAGGGCGGGTGGGCCGACCACCCCAAGGATCCCGGCGGGGCCACCATGCAGGGGGTAACCCTTGTCACCTACTCCAACTGGCTGGGCCGCGAGGCCACCAAGGATGAACTGCGGAATATGCCCCCGGCGCACCGCGACGAGATCTACCGCAAGCACTACTGGGACAAGGTGAAGGGGGACGAGCTACCCAAGGGGGTGGACCTCTGTCTCTTCGACTACGCCGTCAATTCGGGTCCCAAGCGGGCAGTGGTGGCGGTGCAAGAGGCGCTGGGGGTGAATGCCGATGGGGCGCTGGGTCCCATGACGCTGGGGGCCATCCAGAAGGCGACGCCCTCCACCCTCGTGGCCTGGGTGTGCCAGTACCGGCTGGCCTTCCTGCAGAGGTTGCCCACCTGGGATACCTTCGGCGGGGGGTGGGCGCGGCGCGTCGAGGATGTGCTGAAGGTAGCCAAGGGGATGGCGTTGTGAGGTGGCTGGCCCTCCTCCTTACGCTGGTGCCCGGGGCGGCGTGGGCTGCCTGCGGCCCCCTGGAGAAGGTCGCCCAATATCTGGTTGACATCCATGGGGAAACGCCCCAGGTTACGTTTGCATCCGAGGAAGTCATCTACATCCTGTATGCGTCCCGCACTGCGTGGACTCTCGTGGGTGTGCGCGGCCCCATCGGCTGCATCGTTGCAGATGGAAAGGCTTGGAAGATCCATGGCGCACTTTAATCAATCGTGGAACCTGCCCCCGCTCGTGGGCTCCTGCTACATGTATGGGCCGCAGAAGGATGAGCCCTCCCTCAAGGAAGTGAAGGAGCTTCTCCTCAAGATCCTTGAGAAGCTGGAGTGTCATGAAGGCGGGTGACCTCTACTATATCGAGTGGGTGGACGCTGCGACGCTGGGCGGCCATGAGTGGCGGGAGAAGAAGGAGATCGACTCTCTCGCCGCCCCACATATTCGCACCGCGGGCTGGGTCCACAAGGTGACGGATACCAGTGTGCTCATCGTCAGTACGATGGACCTCCACGACACCAATGATCCCAGCTACTGGGGGGAGATGATGATTCCCTTGGGCTGCATCACCAAGAAGAGGAAGCTGCGATGACGATCTCCCGCGCCAACATCCCCGCCCAAATTTCTAGGCCGCCCATGAAGAAGAAGATGGCCCAGGGCAAGCCCAAGAACCTGAGCAAGGTGGCGAAGAAGATGCTGAAGGAGATCAAGCGTGGCTGAAATCTTTACGTTCCAGCCGGCCAAGGTTCCCCCCGAGGGGATGCGTCCCGCTGGAGAGGGTGAGACGGGAATCCCCGAGATCCTCCAGGCCTTCACCGAACTGAAGAGGATGGTGGAGGCTGGCGAGATAGAGGGCCTCGTCATCGTTGGGACCCTCAAGGATGGCGATAGCTTCTGCGCCTTGGCGGGGATGATGTCGCCCATGACGATGGCCGGCATCCTGGAGAGCACCAAGCTGCAACTCCTCATTGGGTAGCTACCTCCAGAGGATCTCGCCATACTCGAAGGGCTTGAGGGAGAGGATGTCCCACGGCTCGAATGAGAAGGGCTCCCCTCCGTCGACGTTCTTGTAGATTTGGCAGAAGGAGAGGGGGCGGCCCGCAAAGATTTGCTGCAGGGCCACGCCATACACGTCGCGCAGTTTCTTCTCTACGGCGCGCTTGCGCGTGAGCTTCACCTCCACCACAACCACGGGACCCTTCGGTGGGACGACGATGATGTCGGGCTGGCACACAGCCTTGTCCCAATAGATCCATTGGCCGTGGATGATGAAGGTGTCGAGGTTGCCCTCTTGGGCCAGGTGGCGCACCACCTTCTTCTCGTAGAGGATGCCCTTCCGCTGGATGCGCGTGGGCCTATCCTTGCTGAGGTAGTGGGGCCTATGCCCCAGATGCGGAGAGGACATCGAGGACGGCTCCCACGATCTCTACGGGGTTGCCCTCTTGGTCGCGCAGCGCGGCCTCGCGCATCGTGGAGAGGGGCACGCCGTGCTGCAGGGCGAGGGACACTAGGGTGGCGGCGGTGCAGCAGATGGCGTAGAGGTCGGTGCCTGCGCGGGGGCCGCTGATGAACACTTCCCACACCTTCCCCCCTAGGGTGGAGTAGGAGAGGTGGTAGCGTTCGCCGTTGAAGTAGAGGTCTTCGACCGTGCTCTCACGCCTGTTGGGAAGGCGGAAACGAGAACTGGAGATTGCTGCGGACGACATGGACATTGGCTTCCTTCTCAACCCATACGTGGACTTCGATATCCTTCTTGCGCCAGTAGGCGCGGATCCGGTTAGCTAGCATCTGGCTGTGGAATTTGCTACCGAGAAAGTCAGGCGAGTCCATCCGGGTTGTCCTTCTTCCGCTTCCCCCAGTTCATGCCAACCTGGCACTCCCAGGGGATCAGCATCTCTCGAATGTTACCCCATATGTCCTTGACCTGCAAGGGATATGTGAGGGTCTCGATGATGCGGGGGATGAGGACATCCTTCATGGGGATGGGGATCTGCCCGAAGGCCGCATCGTGGATGTTGTTGAGGACCTGCACGTCGGGCATCGTGGTGTGCAGGGCGAGTAGGCCGCGGGAGGTGAGGTCGCCCACGGTGCTTTGGGGGACGAAGGCGATGGCCGCGCGCACAGTGGCGTCGTCGCGGGGATTGTCCCAGAAGTTGCGGCGCCGCCCGAAGGGTGTGACGAGGTAGCGCTCCGTCTGGATCTGCTGGGCTACCCACACCTGCCACTTGTAGATGTTGGGGAAGGTCTTGAGGTAGCGCCGCTGGAACTCCTCGATGACCTTGATCTCCACCTTGAGGACGGAGGCGATGGTGCGGGCGGTGCCCCCGTAGTTGGTCCCGTGGGCCGCGCGCTTCGCGATGTCACGGTAGGACATCTCGCGGTAGTACTTG